CACCAAATGTTGACACCACTTCGGTGGGCGCGGCGAGTATAAATGAAAGAAAACCAGCTGGAATTGAGACTGCTTTAACGGAGAAAAAAATAGAGGATACTGCAGCGGCAGATCCAACTCTTCCGAAGACGACACCCGAAGAGGCGGCAGAAATTGTTGAGATTGCGGAAGATCAGGGAATAGATACTAACGACGCCGCAGTGATAAAGAATTTAATCACTGTTTACCACGCCACCTCTGGGGCTCCATTTAGTGCTGTGGATCAAAGTATAATGGAAAAGGCGACGGGATACAATTCTGCGGCATCAGGCCCTGGTTTTTACGGATCTACCTCGCCTAGTTACCCCTCCGAGTATGTTGGGGGGCAGGGCAGCTTGATGCGTACCCAAGTGGATACGTCAACAATGCTGGACGCCGCGAACGGGACGCCTTTAACCTCTGCCCAAGCAGACGGTGTTGTTGAAGCGTTGAGTAAGAGGAAAGACGGACAGGGCAATGATGTACAGGTTAGTCGTGAAGGTGACACACTTAACCTTACTTACGAGACAAGAGATTTTGCAGACGGCTCTAAAACGGAGACGGAGACGGTAAATTTAAACATCCCACAGGATGTATTTGATACTCTCAAGACATTTTCTGAGCAAACCAAGAATCCCTTGGCAAAAGACGAAAGAGGCTTGTCACTTGAAAGTAACCAGTCTGGTGACACCCAGAATCTTAGAGATATATTAGTAGACTCGGGGTTTACAGGAACTACGGGAATCTCGGATGTTAATGGCGGCGGCTCAGAAAACGTAGTTGTATTTGATCCTTCCACCCTTTCAGAACTAGAGACTGTTATTGACCAAGGGCCGATTCCAACAACTGTGGAGGAGCTCCCTGTCACGGTCAGTGTTGAGAAGGCCGCCGACAACGCTGCTCCCGGCACTGGTTCCCTTGACGCAGCAGCGAATACATCATTGTCTACAATACGCACACGAGTTGCGGTTGGTGATTCGCTTGAAGGATATTCAGCTGCGGACGTTTCGGGACAACCAATCGGTTCTAGTACACCGCAAGATGATCTTGACGTTCGCGGCACTACGGGTGGGCCGTTTACAAATATGAAAAACGAGCCGATTGGTAGCATAGATAATGCGCCATACGGGGAACCTGTTCGACGGGTTATTGACAATTCTGACGGCACAACGACCATACAGGTTGGATCAAGGGTTTCTGCGGAAGGCGCTGCGGGTAATAGAGACAATTATGTTTCTACCGCTGTCACGTTGCCTGCTAGTGCTACAGATGAACAAAAAGCTGCTGCGTATAGAGAAGCTGAAGCAAACTGGAGGTCAAATTACGAGGGAGCAACGACTTCCGGTGACATTAAGCGAAACGCTGGTAAAGTCCTTCCTAACGAGGATATCACTACATTCAAAGCCATCGACAACAAGATGGATGCCGACAATGCGGCAACAGAGGTCAAACTCCCTGTAGCCGAGGAGACCGCTGCGGTAGTCACGGAAAAAGCTGACGGCAGCGCAGAGGTCAAACTTTCCGATGGCTCAACTTCCAAGACGGTTGTCGAGAAGGATGGTGACAGCAAGACGACTAGGAAGTCTGATGCCTCTGTTACTGAGACCGATACTGGTGCGACGGTTGAATTTGATCAGACTGCAGCGGAACAAGCGGCAGCGGAACAAGCGGCACTAGATCAAGATGTCTTTGCTGCCGATCAAGTGGAACAAGAAGCGGCAGCAACTGCGGCGGAGCAGGCGGCAGCGGAACAGGCGGCAGCAGCAGAAACACAAACTGCTTCTACTGTGGCAGTTTCTCAGGTTACGGACGATGGTGAAGACGAAGAAGAGGTAGAAGTAGAAGTCGAAGACGAGGTCCAAGAACCGGGCGGCGATGTCACTGTTGATGTTGACGAGGACGACACTTTTGTTCCTGTAATTACGACTACGGATGAAAACGGCGACACGATCACTGAATGTCCGGAGGGGTACACTATGGTCGAAGGGCCTGATGGCCCGATGTGCCAGAAGTCGGTAACGACGACTGTTCGCCGCCAACGCGCGGGCGCAGGTACTAGGGCCTATACGGGTCTATCCGGTAACCGTGGTCGAGTGTCTCCTGGTCAAAGAAGCCGGAGCAATACGACCACCACCACTGAAACTGTAGATCCAACGACACGCAGCGCATGAACCTACAAGCCTTACCAGAGGACGCCTTAAAAGAGATCTTGGCCTTAACCGAGGCCAAGAAGCGGCTTGATACTCGTGAAAAAGCGCACGATTATTTTATGCCGTTTGCTCATCATGTGTATGAGAACTTTATTGAGGGCCAGCACCACCGTGTTATTGCGGAAAAGCTGGAGCAGGTTGCGCAGGGTAAGCTGAAACGTCTGATTATCAACATGCCTCCGCGTCATTCTAAGTCGGAGTTTGCTAGTTTCTTGATGCCTGCGTGGTTCTTGGGACGAAATCCGAAGCTCAAGATTATTCAGGCTACACACAATACGGAGCTAGCGGTGCGTTTTGGCCGCAAGGTCAGGGACCTTATAGACGATCCACAATATAAGGACATCTTCCCTGATACCAATCTGAAAGAAGACAACAAGGGCGCTGGTAAATGGCAGACTGACAAGGGCGGCGAGTACTTTGCGGCGGGTGTTGGCGCTGCGGTCACGGGCCGTGGTGCGGATTTGTTTGTAATTGACGACCCACACTCGGAGCAGGACGCTTTGAGTGAGAGCGCGTTTGACAATGCGTATGAGTGGTACACTTCTGGGCCTCGTCAGCGTCTTCAACCTGGTGGTGCGATCATAATTGTTATGACTCGTTGGGGTAAAAAAGACTTGACAGGCCGTTTGTTGGCCGCGCAGGGCAGCGATATCATGGCGGATCAGTGGGAGGTTGTGGAATTTCCTGCAATTCTGCCGTCTGACAAGCCGTTATGGCCGGAGTTCTGGGAAAAAGACGCATTACTGGGGATCAAGGCGTCATTGCCTGTGCAGAAATGGAATGCGCAGTGGCAGCAGACGCCGACGAGTTCTGATTCTGCGATTATTAAACGCGAATGGTGGCAAGCGTGGGGGAAGAAGGATATTCCCCCTGTCAAGTACATTATTCAGTCTTACGATACGGCGTTTTCCAAGAAAGAATCGGCTGATTACAGCGCGATCACGACTTGGGGCGTGTTTGAGCCGGAGGAGGGCGGGTCTGACAATTTGATTTTGCTGGATGCGCGACGAGGTCGGTGGAATTTCCCTGAACTAAAGGAAGTTGCGTATGAAGAGCACGAATACTGGGAGCCGGACATGGTTGTGGTCGAAGCGAAAGCGACGGGTACACCGCTTATTGACGAGTTGCGGCTTCGTGGTATTCCGGCACTAGGCTTTTCGCCAGGGAAAGGGCGAGATAAAGTCACGAGAATGCACATGGTTGCGCCATTGTTCGAAGCTGGCATAGTATGGGCCCCAAATGACAAGAAGTTTGCTGACGAAGTCATCGAGGAAGTAGTTTCATTTCCTAATGGCGATCATGATGACTTTTGTGATAGCATGACATTAGCACTGATGCGCTTTAGGCAGGGCGGTTTCGTTTCTCTGCTGGGCGAGGAAGAAGAACACGACGAGTATCGTCGTAAGCGGGAGTATTACTGATGGCATTGCCACCGATTATAGATTCTGGAATATCTGCTCAAGATATGCTGCCAACGGATGCTTCTGTAGATGTACCTGTTGAAGACCAAATAGAAATGTTTCCGAACGGTGCCGAGGTCACGCCTGATGGGCAGGGCGGTGCCATAGTACAGGCTCTTCAAGAGATGATGATGTCTGCGGGACAAGAGGAACAGGTCCCTCATAACGCAAACTTAGCGGAGTATTTAGACGATGGGTATCTTGGGGAAATTTCGACGGACCTTAGAGCGTCTTTTGAAGACGATATGGAATCTCGTTCAGAGTGGGAAGAGACTTACACAAAGGGTCTGGATCAGCTTGGAGTTAAATATCAGGAGCGTACTGTCCCGTTTGAAGGAGCTTCTGGAGTCACGCACCCGCTGATTGCGGAGAGTGTTACTCAGTTTCAGGCGCAGGCTTATAAAGAGTTGCTGCCTTCTGGTGGCCCTGTAAAGACGCAGGTCTTGGGTTTGCAGGATGCGGCTCGTGAAGAACAGGCGGCTCGCGTTAAGGACTTCATGAACTACCAGATTATGGAAGTTATGGAAGAGTTTGATCCTGATATGGATCAGCTGCTGTTCTATTTACCACTGTCGGGGTCTACGTTTAAGAAAGTATACTACGATCAGGCCAAACAGCGGGCGGTGTCTAAGTTTATCCCGGCGCAGGATTTGGTTGTGCCTTACGCTGCATCGGATCTAGCGACGGCTTCTCGTGTTACGCACGTTCTCCGTATGGATGCGAACGAAGTACGCAAGATGCAGATTGCTGGTTTCTACCGTGACGTAGAGTTAAGCAAGTACGATGAGGGTGAGGACGAGGTTCGCCAGAAGATTGACGAACTGCAGGGTACTTCTAAGACCTATACTGACGAAGTCTTCACTGTGCTTGAGATGCATGTCGATCTAGACATCGAGGGCTTTGAGGACATGGGGCCTGACGGTGAGCCTACAGGTATTGCTCTTCCGTACATTGTTACGATTGATGAGGGTTCAGGTCAGATCCTTGGTATTCGTCGGAACTTCGAAGAAGGTACTGAGATTGCTAAGAAGCAGCAGTATTTCGTCCACTACAAGTTTATGCCTGGTCTGGGGTTCTATGGCTTTGGTTTGATCCACATGATTGGTGGTTTGGGCCGCGCTGCTACAAGTATTCTTCGCCAGTTGATCGACGCCGGAACCTTGGCAAACCTCCCTGCAGGGTTCAAGGCTCGGGGCGTAAGGGTTCGTAATGACGACGAACCCTTACAACCTGGAGAATGGCGGGACATTGACGCTCCTGGTGGCAACATCAGAGATGCGATTATTCCGCTTCCGTACAAGGAACCATCGGGAACGCTAGCACAGCTTCTAGGAGCCCTTATAGAGGGCGGTAGACGCTTTGTGTCACTGGCAGACCAGCAGACAGGTGACGGCAACACAGAGGCTCCTGTAGGCACTACAGTGGCTATGCTGGAGCGTGGCATGAAGGTCATGTCTGCTATCCATAAGCGGCTGCATTACGCACAGCGCCAAGAGTTCCGAGTATTGGCTCGAATCTTTGGGGACAATATGCCCGCGGACGGTTATCCATACGATGTGGCGGGCGGTGATCGCATGATCATGGCGGAAGACTTTGACGGTCGCGTTGATGTTATTCCTGTAAGTGATCCAAATATATTCTCGATGGCACAGCGGGTCACGTTGGCACAGACCCAGTTGCAGCTTGCGCAATCTAACCCACAGATGCACAACTTGCATGCGGCGTATCGTCGAATGTATCAGGCCCTTGAGGTTCAGAACATTGACGAGATTCTCCCACCCCCACCCCAGCCGCAGCCACTGGATCCGGCCATCGAGAATGCCCGTGCGTTGATGGGCGAGATCTTGAACACATTTCCCGAGCAGGATCACGACGCTCACATCCGTATGCACATGTCGTTTATGAAGACGCCTTTGGTGTCCACTTCTCCACAGGTTATGGGTACGTTCTACTCTCACATCATGGAGCACGTTTCTCAGAAAGCGCGTAAGATGGTTATGGGCGAGATCGAGGGTATTATTTCTCAGGCTCAACTGGCTGCTCAAAGCGGAGCGATTGACCCACAGGCAGCGCAGATGCAGATTGCCAAGGTACAGCAGGACATGCAGGACCCTGGGCAAATGGAACTGTTGATTTCGATGCAGATGGAAAAGATTATGGCAGAGATACTGCCGGGTCTTCTACCTGCAGGCAACAGCCCGATGGACGACCCTCTGGTTCAGATTCGGATGCAGGAGCTTGCTATCAAGCAGGAAGACTTGCAGCGTAAGAAAGAAGAAGACCAAGGTCAGATGTTGATTGAGTTGCAGAAGATGCAGCAACAGGCAGCGACTTCGGCGGCACGAATTGAGAGCCAAGAGGACATTGCAGAAAACCGTAACGATGTGAACCGCGAACGTATTCAGGTTCAGCGGGACAAGACGCGACAAGGTGGATGATGAGATGCCTCTTAAACAAGGACGATCAAAAGATGTAATCAGCCAGAACATCAAGACTGAAATGGCTGCTGGGAGACCGCAAAAGCAGGCGGTTGCCATTGCGTTGAGCAATGCAGGAAAGACTAAGTATTCCTCTGGCGGCACGGTTAACAAACGGTTCAGTCCGATAGCCCGACCTCAGAGGTTTGTCGGGGAGTTCTAGTCCCATGATTGATCCAATTACGGCGGTTGGTCTTGCCACATCTGCGTTTAATATTCTCAAGCAGGGTATAAGTGCGGGCAAGGATATTCAAGAAATGAGCGGCACTCTCGCAAAGTGGGGTTCCGCTTTTTCTGACTTTCAATACGCGGAAGACAAGACAAAGAACCCTCCTTTTTACAAAATGATGTCTGATAATAGTGCCAGTGCTATTGAAATCTTCGCCCAGAAAAAGAAGATGGAATCCATGAGAAAGGAAATAAAAGACCATATATCATGGACTTACGGGCCATCCGCTTGGGAGGAAGTCCTCGCCATCGAGGGCGAGATGCGCCGTATCCGCAAGGCAGAGGCTTACAAAAAACAAGAGATGATTGACAATGCGATTAATTTTGTTGTTGGCGCAGTTATCTTTATCATTGCTGGTTTGGGCGTAGTCACAGGCTTTTACTACTGGGGCCGATATCAAGGGAGATGGTGATGTGGTTCTTGGTTTGGTTTATGTTTAC